ACCTCGGCTTCGGCAGAGTCCACTACATCCACTACCATCCTCAGGTGGGCGGTACAAGACAGTGGGGTGTTTTGCTTCAGAGGTTCGGGCACTTTACCCTTGATGTGTTTTGGGGGCGTCATGTTTTCGTGTTCAACTTTCACGGGAGGCTAAAGTAATGAAATTAGTTAAACCCTGGCCTTCCGGTTACACAATCAACACCCGGTCCCCCTACGGGTGGCGGAAGAAACACCCCATCACAGGGAAAAGAACTTTTCACCACGGCGTGGACGTTGCCTTGCCCACAGGCACACGGCTAACGGCACCCGCTGATGGTGTTGTCGCACATAAGGCGCGCACATCCTCCGCAGGACATAACTTGATTATCCGGCATGAAGGCACCTGGCACACGGTCTATTACCACTTGGCTAAGGCTTCTGAATTGGCTGTGGGGGACACGGTACAAACCGGAGACATTATTGCTTACTCAGGGAACACGGGCGCTTCTACAGGGCCTCACTTGCACTGGGAGCTACGCAACAGTCGCACCTGGGGCGACACAACGGACCCGGTCCCTTATCTCGTCACAGAGGCTCCTGCGGTCCCTGAGCCTGTTGTTGTTGAGGTTGTCGAACCTGAGCCGGTGAGGCCGGAGCCGATGAAACCCGCAAAGCCTGCACCTAAATGGACACCCTCCGCTGCGCTCCAACGTGGCTTCAAACGGCTTAGGGGGGCAGTCAAGTGACCGACGAACACGAAACGGGAGCGGTAAGGGTCTCAATGCGGGATATATATTCTGAGGTTCAACGGCAGGGCCGTCTGCTGGAGAAAATCGCTAACTCGTTGCCGGACACGGAGGACAAGATTGAGGACCACGAGACCAGGATTCGGAAGTTGGAGATGCGGATGTGGCAAGCCATTGGCGGGTTCGGATTCCTAGCCGCCATCGTATCCCCGCTGATAGCTGTGATGACCCGATGATAATTTATGCGCATCTCACAACTCATTGACTCCTATTTGAAAGGTCTAAAGTTCATCATGTCTCATCCTTCTTGGAAGAATCGTCGCCGTTATATCTTCGCCTCATTCACCATTGGAGCGCTCATGTTGGTTGCAAGCTCTGTTGCGGTTCTTTTTGGTTTGATGTCTGATGTGGGCGACTTGGTTACGGGCGGCGTTGCTTTGATAAGCTTGATTCTGACATCGTACATTTTCGGGGCAACTTGGGAATCCACGAAACTACATAAGAATGAAGGTAACTTTGATGAATAAATTGAAAGAGTATTGGGGTTTCGCTGGGGAGCGTTCCGTGAAAACTGTCGCCCAGGTTGCTATCGCAACTATCGGCGTGGGAGCTGTTGGCCTGCTCGATGTGGACTGGACACAGGTCGCTTCGGTGTCTGCCCTCGCAGGAATCATGTCTTTGCTCACCTCGGTGCTGACTTACGACAAGCCGGGCAAGTGATGGCCGACATCAACCTGATGGAAGAACTCGACCAGGTAGACGGCTACCAGATTCCCGTGGACCCAATGGACTTGTTGAACTGCGAGAGCTGCCAATGAGTGCTACACTCTAAACAGCCACTTCCTTTCGTAGTTGCTCGAAAACCCCCCGGTCTACCACTGGGGGGTTTTCTTATTCTGCGAGCCAGGAGTAGATGGTGGGTCGGGTGACTCCCGCTTGTCGTGCAATCTTTTGAATGTTGACCCCTTCGTTGTGCGCAACTTTCACTTGTTGTTTGAGTGAGTTTGTGACGGCGTCGACGCGTTCGATACCTTGTGCGCGGATGTCTGCAAGTTGTGGCAGGGTCATGCTGTCATAGTTGTTTAGGTTGAATGTCATGTTTTCCATTGTAAACCACCTTCCAGTAGTTGTTGAGGGTTATTCGTCGTCGTGTTCGATTGCAGGTTCTTCGCAGCGGGCGATGCTTTTCCAGTAGCGTTCGTCTTCCCAGGGGTCGATGTCGTCCATGTTGTTCCTTCTGTGTGTTGTGGTTAGGCTGATTTCCGAATGAGAGTTGCGATTGCTTCGATGCGTAGGTCGAAGGTGCTGGCGTAACGTTGCTTGGTTTCTCCGGCTTTGTTGAAACGCCAGGTCATTCTGTCGGCGGAGTCTCTGCGCATTACGGTTCCGGCGTACGTTCCCAGTGACAGTTCTAGTTGTCCGGTGATTTCGCCGATGACCTTACCCTTCACGCTGACTTCGTAGCGTGCGTCTACATAGTCCTCGTCGGTGAGGGCTTTGGTGATGTTGATGTCCTCGGCTTGGATGTTTGCGTCACAGCAAACGCTTCGGAGGGTTGAGTTGAAATAGTTGTATGCGGGGACGCCGTTCTTGGTTTGGCGTTCTGCGCGGTATTTGAGAGTGGTCATTTGTCTCATCTTTCCTTTCGTTGTTGCCTTATGTCTATAACTATACACACCTAGTGCGCTAACCACAACCCCGTGTCGCACTTTTTTCATCGTTACCAAACCGTGACCAAACAATGTTGCGAATCACGGCTGCCGTCCCCTACCGTGTGAGTAACAACGAAAGGAAATCATGAACATATATCCAGACATCACCCGCCTCGTATCACTAGGGGAAAACCTCATCAAGGTCCAGGACCAGCTGAACGCCGGAGACATCACCGCCGAAGACGCGGCCAGCCAGGTCAACGACCTGGCCACCATCCTCGAAGACATTGCCGGGGATATCAAACAGTAGAACAGATGTTCGAGTCCCTCGGAAGGGGGACTCGAACACATTTTCGAAAGGAACACAGCATGGGTTACTACAAGAACATCGAAGTTGAACAGCAAGAACAGGTGGACCAGATTGTCCGCTGGTACAAAACCAACGCAGACGAAGTCCCGGCATACCTGATGAACCTCATCGTCCGCGACGGAGCCTTCCTTGCGAAGGTGTTGACCGCGTGGGAGAACATCGAACTGGCGACACTCGGCGAACCAAAACCCCGTCGGGCGTCTGACCATGTTGCGTTGCAGGTGACACGTCGCGAACTGCGGCCGACGAAGACTCACGGGTCTCTCATTGGGTGGTCACTGGTCTTGTGTGCCATTCTGACGGGCGCAATCATCCTGTGGGTGTCATTATGACCGGCTGGGTTCTTGTGGTCTTAGGCGCGGGATTCTTGTTCGCGCCTGGGATGGTGGACCCGCTGGCACCTATCAACGGTGCAACACTTATCGGCTTGGGCTTGGTCGCCTGGGGAACAATCAAACTAACGAACGGAGTGACACGATGATGGATTTACATTCGGACGGGCGAGACGTCAACATTCGCCTCCGCGATGACGTGTGGGCGTTAGAAGAACGCGGCACATTATCGCTGACCAGGACACAGGCTCACGCGTTACGGTTACACCTCAACGCTTGGGCTATTGCCACACAGTTCGAAGACATCGACGAGGACGGTTAGCGGTCGGACGGGAGAGTCCCCCCCCACACACCGAACCGTTCCTTAGCCACCATCGCATATTCGAAACATTCAAACCTGGCAGGGCAAGTCGCGCAAAGTTTCTGAGCCATCTGCGCGGCTTGTTCTTTCATGTCCTTTGTCAGAAAGTCATCGGGGAAGAACACTTCGGGGAGGTCCTGGCAGGGCACACTCTCAACACTGTCAATGGCATTGTTTAGCCTGTGAAATGCTTCCTGTCTGTGGTTGCCCATACACTCAAGCTTATGACAGATAACAGACACTTCGAAACACTCACTGATGCGACTTTCAACGAGGCGACCCTGTTGGGGAATCATGCGTCTGGGACGAAGGAATGGCACGGGTTGCGTCGTCAAGGTGTTGGCGGTTCCGACGTGGGAACCATCCTCGGGTTGAACCCTTGGGAGTCCGCGTTCGGGTTGTGGGCGAAACGTACAGGGCAGATAGTGGACCCACCTGTCGACAACTGGTCCGTCCGTTTCGGTAACGCCTTTGAGGAACCCATCCTCAAAATGTGGGCTGTCGAACATCCCGAATACGAAATCTTCCTTGCCGGGACATACCGTCACCCGTTACACCCTTACCTCTTAGCGAACCCCGACGCCCTTGCACGTCACCGTGAAACCGGCGAATGGATTGTTGTCGAGGTGAAAACTGCTAGGTCGTCGTGGTATGAACTCCCACCGGCTTACCATGCGCAAGTGATGCATTACATGACCGTGTTCGGGTTGAAGTCAGCGACGGTTGTTGCGGTTGCAGGCTGGAACTGGCAGGAACACGTTGTCGAGTTCGATGAGTTCGAATCTGAAGCGCAAGTTGCCGCGTGTCGTAGGTTCTGGGACCACCTGGAGCAGGTTGTGAAACCTGAATGGGATGGGTCCAAAGCAACTTATGAGGCGCAACGACAGTTGAACCCGAACATTGACGACGACCAGGTCGATTTGGATGACCTTGGTGTGGCGTTGCTGGAGAAGCAAAGGTTGTTCGATGTTGCCGAAGCTGAACTGTTACAGGTAAAGTCTGAAGTGTTGGACCGGATGGGGAAAGCCCGTCACGGTGTCATCAAGGAAGGTGAGGCGACTGTTCGGGTTGCGTCACGTCAAGCGAGGGGCAACGGTACACCGTGGCTCGTCATCAAGAAAGGGAAATGATTATGGTGACAATGTCGATGATGTTGATTACTTTGGACAACGACTTATATGACCAGCTTCAAGCGTTCGCAAAGGCAGAGGGAATGTCGACAAACGATGTAGCAATGTTGGCAATTTCAAATTATGTGAGGGAAAAATGATGGCTAATTTCAATCTGTCAGAGTACGAAACCGTCGAGGAACGTCACGCTAGGGCGCTTGCCGCTTACCCTGACCTCCGTTGTGTGGTGAGGAATCACACGACACCGGCGGACCGGGCGGCGTCGACATGGGTCGTGGAGGCCCGTGTGTACTTGAACGCTGATGAGCAGGAAAAAGATTTGCCAAAGGCGACCGAGTGGGCGTTCGAAGTTGACGGTGTCGGCATGGCGAACAAGACTAGTGCGCTAGAAAACGCCTGCACGTCTAGTCTGGGACGCGCACTTCGTTGGGCGCTCGCAGGCTCCAAGGGACCATCGGCTGCGGAGATGGCGAAAGTCGCTAGAGGCGTCACACCTGTGACACGGGACTGGGTTGCAGAGTCCGAACAGCTGACCGACGTGGACGCGTTGCGCTTACTATGGGGAGAAGCGAAAGCTGCTAAGGCTTCCGAGGAAATCCTGACAGGGGTGAAAGCGCGTGCCGAACGAGTCGAGAGTGATTCTCGCATCAGTGAAGGAACTAGCGGAAGCGTACCTGCAAGCCCTGCAAAGAAACAACCCAAATGAAGCCGCGTTTTGGCGTGCGAATCTTCAAGAACGTTTGGGGGTGTTAAGTGAATCCGTTGGACGTAGTCAAGGAATTGCAGGAGTTGACGGCAACAAACCGGAAAGGGGTTGAGGCGTTATATGAAGCTGAGATTGATTTGGCTGGAGCTGAATCTGCGTTGGACAAAGAAGAAGCTCGGTCGTTTATATCGGGCACAGGCTCGGTTGCTGAACGGCAGGCGGGTTCGAAGCTTGCGTGTGCGGACTTACGCTTTGAAAGAGATTTGGCGAAAGCTAACGTGAGCCGAATCAAAATGAAATTGCGAACCATCGAGTCTGAGATTATGGCGCAGGCCACCATGTCGAAGATTATGCAGGCGGAGATGAAACTATGACACCTAATAATAAACAGTTCGTGGCGGGGATGGCGCACTGCTATCACCTGCTCGCCCGGGAGCTGCGGATACAGCGTGAAGCTTTCGATACGGTGTGGGACTTCTACTACGACCACCCTGAGGTAAGCCCTGACAAAAAGGTTGCTGACCAGTTGGCTTTCGCTTCGAGTTTCATGGACAAGTTGGAGAAGAACATTGAGGGCACATATTTTGATGCCCTTGATGTGGAGAAGGGTGACGCGCCTTTGAACAGGTGTGACAGGGGACCGTACGGATATTAGGTGACGTTATCGGGTTAGCCTTGGGTAACGAATCCTGTAACCAAGGATAAAGTTTTGACACCTAATTTCCGTATATACATGGATGCTGATTTCCATATATACATGGAACGTTTTGTACACATATACATGGGTGTGTGTACGTACAGATTCGACCCTCCAGGATGCGAGCGCATACTATTTGCAGGCTGTTCCGGCTTGTACGCGCCGATGCGGGGCTGCCTGGAAGTGACTTAGGTAGACTGTAGGCGTGGCAATCCCGAAGAAGATTCTGAAACAGGTTCAAGGGCGTGACCCTTACTGCTGGCATTGCGGGCGCGAGGATGACCTGGTGCCACACCACAGGATTAACAGGGGCATGGGTGGCTCCAAACTGTTAGACACCGTCGACAACCTCATGATGGTTTGCTCACGGTACAACGGGGAGATGGAGTCAACGTCGAAGGTGGCTCGGGACGCTCGCGGGTGGGGTCACAAACTGTCCAACTGGGAAGACACGTCACGGCCGGTGTTTGATTGTGTGAGGTTTCAGTGGTGGATTCTGTCGCCGGATGGGTCTAGGGTGGAGTTCGACGCAAAGGAAGCGTTCTAACGGAAGGAAGAACCCATGGTGGATTGGGCGAAAGAACGTGGCATTGACCCGGAGGCCCTCATGTTTGAGGACTTCAGTCACCCGATTGCACGTTACGAGAACAACAGGATTGATGACCGTGGGGAGCAGTTCTGGGAGTGGTATCGCAACACTCACCCGGAGGAGCCACCAGTGTCCGATGAGCCGGTGATGGCTGAGCCTCGTGTCCGGCAGTATTCGTTCACGGATGAGCAGATGGCTGCGGCCATGAGGTCTGTCCGTGAGGAACGAAGTTTGAACCGTGGCGCGTGACGGGTACCAACCGGACTTTGACATTGACTATCGGCGTGGCCTTGTAGGGGAGGACCTTGTCGGTTCTTTCCTGGAGTCGGTGGCAGGGTCAACCGTGGAAGTGAAAACAGATTACAGGGCGCACGACACCGGGAACTTGTACATTGAGACGGCGCAGGAAATCGGTGGTGTGTGGGTGGCGTCCGGGTTGAACATTTCCAAGGCTGACTTCTATTCGTTCGCTGGACCTACAGGCGAGGGGTTCCTCACTATCAGGAAGAATGCTTTGGTCCAGGTTGTGATTGACACGGGGGGGAAGGTTCACATGAAGCGTTCGTCTGCGACGTCAAGGGACACTAGAGGGTTTTTGATTCGTGTGTCGGATGTTGTTGCTAAGATTCTGGCACCTGGCTAAGGTGTAGAATAGAGAGAGGGCCGAAGCCAAACACTCCGACCCTCTCAGAAAACCAGTGAATCGACCACTGGCTGATTCCATTCTACGGGATAAGCCGGTAGAAATGGACAAACATGAACGACAAACTCCAACCAGAGTTCCGCTTCAGCATCATGCCTGAGTGGATTATTTACTCCAAGCTGTCAGACAAAGCCATCAGGCTCTATGCGGTCCTCGCAAGATATGCGGACAATCAAACCCATGAGGCGTTCCCCTCGCGTGAGACCCTCGCAGACAAGATGGGTTGCTCTCCGAGTTCCGTAGATAGGGCCGCAACTGAGCTGGTCGAGCTTGGGGCAATTACGAAGAAACAACGTCACAACAGCTCACTTGTCTACACTTTGCGGATGACGAGGGGGGTAGTCACCAGTGACGAGGGGGGGTCATCACCCATGACGAGGGGGGTAGTCACCAGTGACGACCTAACTATAACCACTGAACTAGAACCAGAAGAACTAGAACCACTTAACACACAAACAGGTGTGAATGAATCATTCAATGAGTTCTGGGATGTGTACCCTAAGCATTTGCAGAAGGGTGAAGCGCGGAAAGCGTTCTTCAAAGCTGTCAACCGTTTAGGTGATGCTTCTGTCATCTTGGAGGGTGCCCGTCGGATGGCTGCCGACCCTAATCTCCCGGTGAAACAATTCATTCCCTATCCGGCCACTTGGTTGAATCGTGAGGGTTGGGAGGATGAGCCGTTTCCTGTTCGTGAGGGTGTGCCTGGTGTGGAGGTTGGGTTGTCTCGGTCTCCGGTTGTTGGTGAGCCTCGGGCGTGGGTTCGGGAGATGCATGACATGGGTGAGCACTTTGAGTGTAAGCCGGGGGAGTTTGGTTGTAGGTAGTTGCGCTTTCTTCATTAGGTGTGTATAGTTATAGACACAAGCAACCAACGAAAGGGAAATCATGAACACCACCACCGAAACCTGCTACTACCTCTGGGACGTCGACAACGACTGCATCGTCGACAACCGCGGCTTCACCACCATCGCCGAGGTCATGGCATACGGCGACGAAAACCTCATCCACTTCTGGAAAGAGTACGGATACAAAATCCGCGAAATCTGAACCAGCAGCGGAACACGACGGGACCCGGCTTCGGTCGGGTCTTTGTCTTTTCCACTACACTCAACGGGTGGCAACAATCACCTGCACCCGATGCGGATTCGAATGGACCGTCAACACCATCCGACGCAACCCCAACCTCTGCACATCATGCCGTGCCCGCAAAGTCCAAACAGTTCACACCAAACAAGGCAAATGCATTCCTTGGCACGGCAACTTCGCAGCCGACCAAGTCACACCCGTCGACGACTACGGCAACCCCGTCATGCCCGGTATCCGAGCCTGTGGCAACCAAGACTGTGTCGCCCCGTCCCACTGTGTCGGTGGACCGTTGTAAGCTTCCACACAATAGACAAAGAAAGGACAACCACCATGGCTGTCAACATTGAGTTCCAAGGGTTCATCAACGAAATCAAAACGTTCGACTGGGGGACGGTATACGAAATCTCTCACAACCAAGTCCGCAAGGGACACCAGGGCGATTGGGAAACCGTTGGCCGTGACTACTTCTCAGTCATCGCCCCAGAGGAAGCCCGCCACCTCACGAAGGACTCCCGTGTCCTCGTGAAGGGACGCTTCAAGTCGAAACGGTTCGACAAGAAAGACGGGTCCAAGGGAATCAGCCTGGAGGTCCGCGCCGAAAGCATTGAGGTGCAATCTGCCGGTTCACTACCACAAGACAAAACAGGTCACGCAGCCATCAACGCTGTGTGGGATGTCACACCACTCCCAGAGAACGCACCGTTCTAATGGGGGCGAAAATTACTGCGACAGGACTCATCGTCCTAATCGCTTTGCTTTCTTATCAGGCGGAACCCGTCAGCGGAACTATCGGTTGGGTTGTTGTCACGTTGCTCGCCCTGTCCCTCATCGTGTCGATGACTAAGGGCAAGTAGAATGGATTATGCTCTCGTTCTTCGTTCCGGGACGTCCCGCACCACAGGGGTCGAAGAAAAGTGTCGGCAACGGGAGGTTCATCGAAGCCTCTAAGTATCTCCCAGCATGGCGGAAAGCTGTCACGGAACATGCAATCTATGAGGCGACATTCTCATCTTGGGAAACAGTTGCAGGGCCGGTTGAATTAGAAGTTGTCTTCTACCTTGACCGGCCTTCCTCTGTGTCTGCGAAGAAACGCCCCGAACCTATCGTCCCGCCTGACATCGACAAGCTCGCCCGCAGCGTGGCAGACAGTCTCTCCGACGCCGGTGTGTGGAATGACGACTCGCAGGTTGTGAAACTTGTCGCCTTCAAACGTTACTCCGACGGAATCGAAACAGGCGCGTTCGTCCAGGTGTCAACACTTGATGAAAAATTGACTGACAATGTCACGGTTGGAGTGTAGACTTTTCCTCGTATAACACGAAGGGGAAACCATGCTGGAAAATCTTGAACCAATACAAAAAGTTTTACCATGCAAAGTCCGCACCATCATCGAAAGCCTCAACGAGT